AAACAGCTAAATCAAATGGTTCCTGTGGAATATGAAGAAGGTGATGAGATACCACAAGGTAAAAAAGTTGGAGATTTAAAAAGATTTGTAAAATTTCCTATGCCATATGATTATGGTGTATTTGGTAATATAGCAGAAGCAACTTTTGAATGGTTTGATAAAAATTCTACAGCAGAAGCATTTAAATATTTAACAGAATCTTTTGCTTTAGTAATGCCATTTAATACTTATACTTTAGTACCCATACCAACTACTGTTGAGTTTGCAGTTGAAGCACTTTTAAATAGAGATATATTTACAGGTGCAAAAATCAAAGAAGAATATTTAAATTCTAAAAGTAGTGATCTTCATATTACACCTAGAACTAGAGATGTCTCTATATTAATATCTAATCATTTAGCATTCTTACAATCGTTTGGTAAAGATCCAGATAAAGTACAAGACAGGGCATTTAATTTTCCAATACCTACTGTTGGTCCATTTAAAATACCTACAGATCCAATAACTATTGATTTTGTATTTAATAATTTTATGGTAGGTATATACAGATATCCATTAGAGGCTTTTGAAGTTTTAGCTAAAGATGTAGATAAATATGGACCTAAAGAAACTTATAAAAAAGATGAAATAGATATACTTAGAGCACCTTGGAATATATTAATTAAAAGAAATATACAAGAATTACCTGCTGACAGTACGACACATACAGAAATATTTTATGAGTTAATAGCTAGAGCTAATAAAGTATTATCAAAAACACCTGATAAAGCTGATATAACAGATGGCTATAAAGTATTTGATCAATTTATTGAAGGTCCATTTAGTTTAAAAGTACCACAAGGAAATAGGGAAATAGAATTATATAGAACGTTAAGTCCACAATTAAGTCTTGCTAAAAAATTTATAGATAAATCTAGAGATAAAATGGAACTTATTAAAATGGATAAATTTAAATCACCTGATAAAAAAAGAGAAGAATTAAATGAAGTTCAACAGCAAATCAATGATTATGTATATGATTTAATAAGTTATGTTGCAAACAGTAATTTAAAGGAGATATTAGAGGATGTTAAAGGCAGGTCTATATTTACTCCTAATCCTAATATTAAAAACTAATATGACAATACAAGCTGAAGTAAAAAGACAGACAGATAAAATATTAGTGCCTAAGAAAAAACCTAATATTTTACTTAACAATAAAATGTTACAATACGATGCAGATCTTTTAGCAAGAATGATTACAACTGAAGCATCTGGTAGTGAAGATACTACTTACGATCAAAATGAAATGGCTGCAATGGCACATGTAGTATTAAATAGGCAAAAGTTAGGTAAAGGTTTTACATTAGGCGAAGGTCAAACCCCAATTGAAAAAATAATAAGGGGTAAAAATCAATTTAAAGGTGTTTCAGATTTAAAAAATAGATTTGATAATCCTATGAAAGACCATCCAAGAAAATACGAAATGGCATTAAGTATTGCTAATCAAGTATTATCTGGTAAATTACCAGACCCTACAGATGGTGCAACATTTTTTAATCAAAGAAAAGTAGAAGGGTTAAAACCTATAGGTGCTCACTATTTTAAAAAATATTTAGACTAATGACTAAGAAACCTAAAACAACTAGTGAACATCTTATATCCCTATATGGGTACATAACAGGTCTAAAAAGAGAGGTTTCGCAAATAAAAAATAATCATTTAAAACACATACATGATGATGTAGATAAAATACATGGTAAAGTAGATAAATTAATATACATTATACTAGGTGGTTTAGGTGCAACAATCCTTACATTAGTAGGATTACTTTATTAGGAGAAAATATGATACAAGAAGCAATAGATAAAATAAAAGAATTATGGTCTAAGCATAAGCTATGCGTCATTTGTGCAGTTGTAGCTTTTGTATTAGGCGGTATAATAATATAATATTAGGAGAATATAATGCCTTTTGAAATGATAACGATGCTCGGATCTACCATTCTTGGTGGAGTCATGAGTATTTGGTCGCAAAGCATAAAAGCTAAACAAGCAGAGCAAAAAATGCTATTAGCAAGAGCAGACAAACAAGCTAAATTATTTAAAGAAGCTAGAGAGTACGAAAACCCTGGATTCCAATGGACTAGAAGAATCATAGCTTTAACTGCTGTATTTGCAATAGTATTATTTCCTAAGTTACTACCATTATTACAACCAGATGCTAGCGTAATCGTAGGTTATTTAGAATTTAAACCTGGATTTTTATTTATACCTGAAAAGGAAATAATGAAATGGATAACACTATCATCTAATAGTCTTGTAATTACACCATTAGATACTAATTTGGTATCAGCTATTATTGGTTTATACTTTGGTGGTTCTTTAGTAAAGAAATAATATGATTACAATAACAGTATTAACAATATTAATAGGATTACTATAAACTTTATGAGATGTAATTATGAATTATTACTTCACGGGTGTGCTAATAATACTACTTGTATTAATGGCAGTATTTCTAGAACCAGGATATAGATGAAAGTCGTACTAAGTCTTTTACTATGTTCTTACGTTGCTGAAACTTGTTTGCCACCTTATATATACCCTGTAGAGTTTGAAGATGATTACACTTGTTTAATGACAGGATACGAACAATCTAAAATAAAATTAGAACAAATAGGTGAAAAAGATGTCAATGAACATAGGATGTATATAGCATTTAATTGTGTGCAAATATTAGATGAGGGACAAGATCTTTAATGAAAAAAAGAATAGAGGTTAGCTCTGAGTCTGGCATTAGCATGCCTATTAAAAATTTAATTTCTATAGTTGGGGCTGTAGCGGTTGGAGTATGGGCATATTTTGGTGTGGTAGAAAGGCTCAATCGACTTGAGTCTGATAATAGATTAATGCACAAAGATTTAGAGAAAGCTGTAGAGTTTTCTATTAAATGGCCTAGAGGTGAACTTGGTTCATTGCCTGCAGATTCTGAACAATTTTTATTAATCGAGGATTCTATAAAAGATATAGAGAAAATACAAGAACAAATGGAATCTATGATGCATAACAAAGTAAACATTGAAAGATTACAAAAAGATGTGGAAAAAATTATGGATGATTTAGAAAAATTAAAAGATAAAGTTAGGGAGAATGGTAGTCATGGTTGAGGTAGTAGTAGCATTAATATTAACATTAAATGGTAATATGATAGAGCACGTTTATAAAGACAAGATGAGTTCGTGCCTTAAATCTAAGAGGGTTGCTATGAGAGAAGTAAACCCTGATAGAGTAGTGTTTTCTTGTAAAAAAGTAAAAGCAAAAACAGAAGTATATATGGGGCAAAAAAAGATATTAAAAATATTAAATTAATATGTATCTAAATGCTAATATACCTGTCATTGAATGCTATGTCAGAGGTAATTATTTAAGAGATCAAAAAGATTCTTTTGATAAATACTTTGGATGTGCTATATTTGGTTTTAGTTCTATACCAAATCAAGTGCCATTATTTCACTTTATGATGGAAGATGGTGGATTATGGTGGAGAGCACCTATATCTGCTTTTTGTAAAGAACCTAATGTAAAAGAACTACCACTTAATGAATTAGTTATGTGGGATAGTTTTAGTTATAATGTAAGTGTAACTACATTTTATGAAATAGCAGGTAATAAAATGCAATACATATCTAGGCGTAAAGTAAAACGTATAGGTACATATTTATTTACCATAGATTGGGGGCCAGGAGATTTTAATGAATTAGATTTTGGATATTCACAACATCCAGATCAACATAAATGTGGACACGTACTAGAATTAGATGATGGTAATTACGCAATACAACCCAACAATAGACTGAGAGTCTTTGATGCATCAACAGGCTCTGACCCAAATGATAAACCCCTTATTAATAGATTAGTTAATAATAGAAGATGGACAGTTGAAACTAGTTCTAAATGGATAACTGATGAACATGAAGAAGGTAGTTATGACTATCATTTTAAGGAGTTAAAAGATGACTAAGAAAAAAAGTACAGTAAATAAAGCTGGCAACTATACTAAACCTAGTATGAGAAAGCGATTATTTAATAAAATAATGGCAGGAACAAAGGGTGGAAAGAGTGGACAATGGTCAGCAAGAAAAGCCCAGATGCTAGCCAAACAGTATAAGGCTGCAGGAGGGGGATATAAATAATGGTTAAGAAAATAAAAAAAGTAGCTAAAGCATTAAAAAAAGCATCTGCTCTACATAAGAAGCAGAGTAAAGTTATTGAAAAACATATTAAAGAAATGAAATCTTATGGCAAAAAAAAGAGATCCTAAAGTAGGTACAGGTAAAAAACCAAAAGGATCTGGTAGGAGACTTTATACAGATGAGAATCCTAAGGATACTGTTGGTATTAAGTTTGCAACTCCTGCTGATGCTCGTAAAACTGTTGCAAAAGTTAAAAAGATATCTAAACCATTTGCAAGAAAAATACAAATATTAACTGTAGGAGAGCAAAGAGCAAAGGTTATGGGTAAAACGCAGGTGGCATCTATATTTAGAAAAGGTAAAGAAAGTATAAGAAAGGGGAGAAAAAAATAATGGCACTTGCTAAAAGTCAAAGGAGTTTAAAAGCATGGAGCAAGCAGAAATGGCGTACAAAATCTGGAAAAAAATCGAGCATTACTGGAGAAAGGTACTTGCCTTCTGCAGCAATAAAGAATTTAAGTGCTGCGGAGTATGCAGCAACGACCAGGGCAAAAAGAAAAGATACTAAGAAAGGTAAGCAACACAGTAAACAACCAAAAAATATTGCAAAAAAAACAGCCAAATACAGGAGATATAAATAATGATGAAGAATGGTATGAAAATGAAGAATGGTAAGAAGGGTAAAAATGTACCTAAAAAACTTAAAGGTTTTTCTAAATTACCAGAAGTAGTACAAAGAAAGATAAATAAAAAACTAGCTAAGAAAGTATAATGAGAAAAGGACTTTATGCTAATATCCATGCTAAAAGAAAGCGTGGGGATAAAATGAGAAAGAAAGGTGCTAAAGGTGCACCTACTGCTGCACAGTTTAAAAGAGCAGCAATGACAGTTAAGAAAAAATAATGGTAGCAAAAAAATATCAGAACCCATCAGGTGGATTAAATGAGGCGGGTAGAAAATATTTTAAAAGAACTACTGGTGCTAATTTAAAAAGACCTAGTAAAAAGGTTGGTAATAAAAGGCGTGCTAGTTTTTGTGCAAGAATGAAGGGAATGAAGAAGAAACTTACATCTGCAAAGACAGCTAGAGATCCTAACAGTAGGATTAACAAAGCACTTAGGGCTTGGAACTGTTAATATAAAATAAAAAAGGGGAGCCAGAACGACCCCCCTTGAGCAGGCAACAACGAGACACACAGAGAATTTACTCTGGGTGTCTTTTTTTTTGCACTAAAATAACTCTATATTTTTTGTATAATTTGTTTAATATCATTTTCTAATTTTCTCCCTATAGAATTAGCATGATTTATTACAGCAGCACATAAATTACCATGATACGGATATCCTTTCAATGCTTCTCTAATTTTACCCACAGGTTTACCACCATAGTCTACCACTATAGCGTTGTCTTTATTAAGTCCTATCTTTAACTCAAATAGTATGCCTGTATACTTATCTATATTATTTTTTTCCGTCATTGCTTTCTTCCTTATGGGGTGTAAGGCTTGCTAGTTTATTCATAATGGTATGAACTTCACCGTATGGCCTTGTCATTAGATATCTCATAAGATCCATAAGTAACTCAGATGTTACGAGATATGTTTTAGGTTGTCCTTTTTCTTTTTCCATATATCCTCCTATTAAAATGGTATATCCTCATCAAAACGATTACGTATTACTGTTAATTTATCTTCTGCTTCAGCTATAGTATTAATTAATTTATCTAACTCTTCTATAAATTGTGGGTGTTCACCTATACCTACAGGTCTATGTAAGTATACTTCAGCGGTAGCTTTAGCTTCTTCTATCACTGCTTCATATTTTTTTCTTAACGCTTTTAACATTGACTCTCTTATATCCATTACCATGCTCCTTTAAATTGATAGTATTTATTTTCTACCATATCTTCATCATCAAGATATGGATTATGCTTTGCAGCTTTAGATTCTCTAGCATCTCTTATAGTTTGATTAAGAGTTCTACCATCTCTAACGCATGCAGAAACAAAATCCTCTACTTCTAGTATTGCTTGTTTAACTTGACCCATTGCTAACCTCCTTTATTAGTCTATCTAAATACCATTGTGCTTTTTGTAAGTCTTCTAATGGCTCTCCTTTAAATTTATATCTTGCAACATACTTCAAGATATTACCTTTTAAGTAACCATGAAACTCATCATTAGTCATACAATCACTTATAACATCAATAGTTTCTTTTTTACCATGCAGATAATGTGCAGGTGCATTTACATTGTCAAATGTAATCTCATTTTCATATGACATATCATGACTATGATCTTTTGCAAATTTATATGTTCGTTTATTTTTTACCATATTTTCTCCTAATTGTATTATAATGTATAGTCTCTAAATCATACTCACCTTTAGATACATTACGTTTAACTACAAGCCCACTCCACCACATCTGCTGAGTAGCTTTAGCATAATTTTCCCTATGATGCAAGTAACACCCTGCAGATAGTCCCATTAATTTTCTACCAGAAGGTAATGCACACATAGCATAATCAAATGTGTGTATATGACCTACAGTAGACGATACTTTATTTTTTAAGAGAAGAGAACGAGCAACATTGTCACCGCTAATAGGCTTCCCCATGACACCAGTAGGATAGTTATGGCAATAATATATACCATCAACATTAACAGGTTTTTGGTATGGATAAACTTCCCAACCAAATTTTTCAAATTCAAAATCGTCTGTACTAATTGCACCTTCAAGTTCTGGTATGTCATCTACTGTTCTATCTATCCTATCTTCGTGATTACCAAGTAACATAATTTTTCTTGGTCGTCTACCATTGAGACCTTTGTTAAATTTTTCTAATGCATCATGGGCATGGTCTATATCTTTTTTATATCTCCTACCTTCAAATTGTTTTTTACCTTTATCATAACTAGATAGAGAATCCATACTTGCAAAATCTCCCATACATATTATGGTATTAGGTTTTAGATCTTGTGCAAGTTTACCTGCCCACAAAAATCTATCATTGCTTGCTTTGGGTGTGCAATGAGGGTCACCCATAACTAAATGTGTTGCCATTAGTTTAACTCCTTGTCTCGTTTCTTTTTTAAATATTCTAAAAAATCTACAATATTAGATTCGTCATTAAACTCTGCAACAGAACTAATTGTAAGATCTCTAGATCTTTTTTTCTTATCATCTGCAAATCCACGAAGTCCCCATAGAAACGTTGAATGAGGGTCAGTAGTTGCCATTTTTATCATGCCCCTAGCTATTGTAGAACATAATTCGTATTCTTCAGTATCCATTTTAGATTTAGAATCCATAATAATACCGCAAGTAAAACCTTTTTGCCAAGGACTAACTAATACCTTGACAGAGTTAATTAAACTTAATTTATCTTTTTTTGTCATACCAATACCTATCTACATTAGTTCTATTATAATCTAGAACTTTATGTTCAAAACCTCTTTTCATACTTTTTTTTCCAAAATCATTTGCTTTCTTTTCGCTATCAAATATTTCATTAGCAAATAATTTATAGTCATTATCTTTTTTATTTTTAAAAACAACAAAATATAAATGTGACATAATATTAAAAGAGTCGGTGAAGATTAGACCCCTAAAACTAATCCCCACCATACTCTTGTATCTCCTCTTTAGGATTTGTTACAGAAGTGTACCAAACCCATTTAGGATTTTTACCTTTTGATTGCTGTTGTGGTAACAACTGCAATTTGTCTCTTCCCCAACAAGGAAGTTTGTATGGGCAGTATGAACATACAAAACCCAAAACTCTATTTCCTGTAGGTTTACTTCTAAAAGTTTCTGCTACATCATCATAACATCTTTTAAAAGTTTCACCTTTAGTTAATGCTTTTAAATTATCCTCTGCAGTTTTAATAGCTTTATTTTTATGATCATCTACTACGGCAGGTGTTTCGCATACAGTCCATTCACCTGTAGATTTATTTATAGCTATCCAACCACCAAATTCTTTTTGCTGACTTTCTCCGTATAAAAATCCTTGTGATGCATATCCAAAGGAATCATCCTTAACAACTTCACTAAAGCCTCCAGATTCTCCAAATTTTTTTTCAAATGAATATGGTGATGCACTTTTAATATCCCATATTTTTCCATCAATCTCAACATCTTGTCTCCCTTCAATACTATCTTTACCAAATTTATAAGATAAACTTTTTTGTTCATTCTGTATATCAACACCTGCTGATTTCATTACAAATATAGCAAGTGCTTCTACCATATCACCAAAAGTATTTCTCATCTTAACATTATAAGGTTGACCCTCTCCTTTTATACCCTTTGATTCCATTTGCAATTGGCATAATGGTCTGCCTATATTAGACATTCTAGGTTCAAACTTATCTTTTCTTTTACTCTCAAACTGTTTTAATAAGGCGTTTTCACACGCCTTACTAAACTCCTTTACTAGCCGTTTGTCTAGCTGCACAGGATTTTGAGATACACTGTCAAGATATTTCTGTACCTTCAATAATATATTATTCATTATGATGCAGATAGTACATCCTCTGGGCTTATCTCTTCAACTAACTTAGCATCAACAGCATCATGACCATTAGACTTTTTAGATTTTACAGAGTTATATAAATCTATAACTTCTTTATTTTCAACATCAATAGAATCTTGAAATACTTTTAAAGTTTCCATATCATCATCAGATAATTGTAGATTAGCATCAGCATTTACACCTATCTCTGGCACATAAAATACGTTAC